CAAGAAAGAGAGGAGCAACTGGCAGCACAGAAGAAGCAAGAAATTGAATACGGAGTTGCGAAAGAAGAAACAAAAACAGTAACATTGTTAACCGTAAAAGACGCAAAGTGAAAGAGCAAGAAGAAAAACAAAAATCTATTGACTATCTTATAAGAAAAATTGAACAACTTGAAAAAGATTTAATTGCAGCAGAAGAGCATCGCAAGAGGTCTGTAAAAATAGAATTTGAAAAAGGCTACGAAGAAGGCGTTAAACACATTAATCAATTAATAATGAGCGATGAAAGATTCCAATTTTAAAACACAAAAGCATGAAAGAGTATAACACTCAAATGATGGAGATAAAGAATTTCTGCGATGAGGTAAACGCATGGATAACTACCGCTCCATCTGCTGAACACTTGGAAGAATGTGATGAGTATCTTAGACAGTTATCCGCTTACTACTCACGCTACACAGTCATTGCTGGAATGAATGAATCAATTTATAGTCAATTGTTAATGATATGCATCCGTGATATGTCAGAGGAGGAGTATAAGCGAGTTAAGCACTCCTCCACTTTAACTGACTATTATGTAAAAGGAAAGTATCCGAAAGCAACTGCTATTTTTGAGCAATGCAGAGCGATTAAGCAGTTATTACTTATAACCAGCGACAACTACCGGACATTATTAAGCAGCTTTAGGCAAGAAAGAATATTAGTAGGACACATGACTACATAAGACATTTGCAGACCTCGGGATTTGGTGCAGTTTATTTTCTCCTAATTAAACATTTCTTTACACCAGATTGCGTCAGAGGATGAATTGGCAGCTTGGAAAGACAGGCAAATAGCAAGGTGGCGGAAGTTAGACGCTAAAAAACTGTAATGAGGTACGCTAATCCTCACGTTAAAAAAAAAAGGGTATCAACGCAGAAGTGCGGAAGCATTGCAGGTATCGAATCCTGCCCTTGCTATTTTTTAACCATATCGTTAACACCAAAAAAATGATAAAATGAAAATTGAACTATTAGAAATATTTGGCAATGATGAAATGGTGGTAAATGCTGCCAGAGTCAGCTATGGCAAGGAAGCAAGTAATTATAGTGAGCAAGAAAATAAAAGTTTAATTAACTACCTTGCCTCACACGGTCACACATCGCCTTTCAGGCATCCGCAAATACAATACCGGATAACTTGCCCTATCTACGTTGAAAGGCAGTTATTTAAGCACCAAGTAGGTTTAACGGCAAATAGTATATCAGGTAGGTATGTCGACTTTTCCGACACATACACCAAAGTTAATGTTTGGAGGAAACAAAGTAATGTAAGTAAGCAAGGCAGCGAAGGTATGTTATTTACTGATGTCGCAGAGAAAGCAAAATTTATAGAAGACCAAATGATTGACCATGCAAAAAGAGCCTATAACGCTTTAATTGAACTTGGTGTATCAAAGGAACAAGCCAGAACTATTTTACCTTTAAATTTAAACACTACTTTTATTTGGACTGGATCTCTCTTTGCATACATTAATATGTTTAAGCTACGCATTGACAAAAATGCCCAGGCAGAGACGAGGTATATAGCTATGGAGATGCTCCATGAATTGAAGCTGACAAATAAATTTATATTATCTTTAGATGCGTTTCACCTTTAATTATAACAAAATGAGTAAGCAAACGGCAATTGAATGGTTATTCAATAAAATGAATACAGAAGAACACACAATATCTGAATGGGATAATATTCGTGAAGAAGCGTTAAAAATAGAAAAAGAGCAGATAATTACAGCTTATCATGAAGGAAGTAATCAAAATGGATTTCCACTAAAAAATGAAGCAGAACAATATTATAGCGAAACTTACAAAAACAAAACAAAATGATACTGACAGACAAAACTATCATAGACGAAATTGCATTAAAAAACATCGTCATTGATCCATTGATAGAAGAAAATATTGGTACAAATAGCGTTGATTTAACATTATCGAAGACGCTATTAATGTACACGGAACAAGTTCTTGATGTAAGAAAAAAGGTAAATAGTGTGCCATTTATAATTCCTGATGAAGGATTAATTTTAAAGCCAGGTATTCTTTATCTTGCATCTACTGTAGAATATACGGAAACCTTGCGCCATGTTCCAATTATACAAGGCAAATCATCATTAGGAAGGCTTGGTTTATTTGTACATATAACGGCAGGATTCGGTGATGTTGGATTTAAAGGACATTGGACTTTGGAGTTGACTTGTGTTCAACCAGTAAAAATTTATCCCGGTATGAAGATTGCCCAAATTTGCTACCACGACATAAGTGAAATGCCATATACTGACTACGCTAGTAAAGCAGATGCAAAATATAATAATCAGGGCAAAGACCCTGTTGCATCGAAAAACTATTTAAATAAATAAGGGAAAGCTATATACATGGGGGTTTATTTGTAGGAGTAATAGAAATATTACTCCTTTTTTATTTTTTTTTAATATTTATATGTAATATATAATAAATTATATTATCTTTGATTATTATTAACAAAAACCAATATCATGAACAAACAAATTACAGACTATGTACCAAAGATTAAATACCTTCCAGAGATGTTTGCTTTTGCAATTGTACTGGGGTTTTTAGTCGGTTTAATTTACAATCCATTTGTAAAGACTGATCAATCCTCTATGAATCCTTTAGTAAGGGTGATAAGAGATACTGTTTTTTTAACAAGAGATGTGGAAGAAATAACTCCACAGAAAGTTGAAGATATTGCCATATATGACAATAGTAGGAGTTATAGCTATAACTACAGAAATTTAGATGAAAATGAACTTAGGATTGAATTAGAAGCAGCAGGTTACCGAAATTTAAAAAACCTTAATCTATATCAACTTAGAAGATTAGTCATTCATAACTCCTATAATGATATGCTTATGCAAGTTCACTATGTTACAGATTTTCCAGTCAGTTTACTCTATAGCACCTTTGTATTTGAAGCTACATCCAATGGTGTAGAAACATTGTTATGGAGGAAATATGCAAACCCTGGTGGAGTCAAGGCTATAAGTGGTTATGATAGGGTTAGTTTAAAAACAACTGAATATGTAAAAGGCAGAAAGAAAAGGTTAAATCAATACTTTTTTAAAGGCAATTCATCCGAAGAAGGTATTCAAGTATGGTCATCTGTATTTAATAATAAGAGATACCAAAAATGTAAAAAAGCCAATTACAAGGATAAGCAAAATAAATTATACACAACCTTTTGTAAATGTATGTATAAAGCAGGTTATCACACAGACCCTAATTATGCTGCAAGAGCATTGTTAATGAAGGAATATTGGGATTTCAAAGCTAATCACATACCAAAAACAAAGGAAGAATTTTAAACTACTAAAAACCACATATTATGTTTGTATCAAAAAAATTTGAATTTCTTTTTAGTAATATTGTTGACGCTATGCCTAATGTAATATTTTATGGCATTATCTTAACTTATTGCATTACTGCCTCTTTAAATGTATATTTTCTGCCAATTCCATACTATTTGTCTGTACCGGCAAGTATAATGCTACAATTTGGTAGATTTGCTATTGTGTTTATTAATTTCCTTAATCCAACTGGTAAAGTGAGCAGAGTGCCAGAGTATGTCGCTCTGGGAGCAATGATAGTAGCTATATTTGAATTATTATTTAGTCTTGAGCAAGATTTTTCAGGTGCTGAATATTGGTCTATGTTTTTATTTATAGGAACTATTATTGCTTTTGGATACTTTCTTGAGATTAATTTTATAAAAAAAGGTATCGATGCTTATGGTTTAAATAAAGTAAAACTTAAAAGGAAAAGGAAGCCAAAAGAGGATAAACCTAACATATCATTTAGTAAAACAATATCATGAAATATATTATCGGGATAGACCCCTCAATCAGAGAAAACGGCATTGGATTATGCGTTTTAGACCTTAAATTTAAAAACATTGAATTCCATAAATTCAAAAAGTTTATTCAATTGCTTGAGTATATATCAGCAAAGTTTTATGATAGTGATGAAACATTGTATGTAATTGAAGATAGCAATATGTTAAATGTTACATTTGAAAGGTCGACACAACCTAATGTTGTTTCAAAGATTAGCAGATCTGTAGGTAAAAATCAAGCGGTATCCATGATTCTAAAAGATTGGATAGAAAGTAAAGGTTATACTTGTATATGTCTTTCACCGAAAAACAAAGGCAGCAAATGGACAAAAGAATATATGATGGCAATTATTAAAACAGAAAAACTTAACTTGGATGAAAGCAAGAAAATAAGTCAAGATGAAATTGACGCATTTACTTTAGCTTACATTTGTAAACCTTAAAATAATGAGAACTAAAAGAAACCAGTATAATGATTTAATATCATTAACCTCAAGACCAATAAATTTTAACAAGAATTGTGGTAATTATAACTCAATCATTCAATTCTATTCCTCACCTATGGGTTCAAACTTATCAGAGCCATACAAACGCATGGATAAAAACAGAATGGTAAGCATTGTAGCAAGATGTATGCAATCTGGTAAATTAGATCCTAAAATATATGACAGAGCAAAAGATATGCTTAAAAATTTAGGGATAGAAAATATTTAACTATTCCTGTAAAATGTGCATTTGCTAATTTCTCTTGTCCTTCTTTGCTAAACATTTTATTTGCATCATTCCTGTCTGTAAAAAAACCGTTTTCGGTTAATACAGCAGGAATTTTTGATTTAGTCAACATATAAAAATGCTCTTCTTTGTCAGGATCACCATCTGTAATATCAGACCTCATGCGAAATAAATTAGTATCCTTAACCTCATTGTATATTAATGTTGCTAAACTATCAGCTTTTGTTTGACCAGGACTTGTAAAAACTTCCCATCCATTTGCTCCCATCGTTCCAGCATTGCCGTGTACAGAAACTAATATAGCTTCATCATAATTCCTGTAATTATTTGCTTTATTAATTCTTGCCTTTAAAGGTGTATCGTCAATTTCATGATATAATTTGACAACATTAAAACCCTCTTTAATTAATTTAGCTTCTAAAAGATTAGTTACATCTCTATTAAAAACACCTTCAAAAAACCAACCATATCCATGATAAGGGTAATTATTTGAATGTTGAAAGCATTTACTTGGATATGTAGTATAACGATGCGGAATATGGAATTTTGGATTGATACCTCCATGTCCTGCATCTAAGAAGATTGTAAATCTATTTTTTTCCATTATTCTGCAAATTGAAAATTATAAACTAAGGATTTTGTACTATCTATCGTGTAATTCATCCATATACCGCCACCAGCTTTAGGGGCTAAACCTTTCTCAGCAACATAGCCATTAAATTCTGTTGGAGCATTTTGGTAAGTCCCAGTTTTAATATGCCATTGCTGGTCAACATATTCCTTATATCGTGACAATCTTTGCCGTGTTATTGGAACTATCCATCTGTCATGAGTGTGTCCAGAGATAATAACTTGTGCATCTGGAAGATAAACGGCTTTTCTATTTGTCTGTATAACATCTCGTGTAACAGGCCCTCCACCTCCGTACCCATGATGGTAAGAAATTATCAAAGGCAAAGAACCAGTTTCTTCCAAATAACCAAAAAACCTACAATAAATATATCCTGAATAATTGCCTTTAGAAATATCAAGTTTATAAGCAATTTTATCCGCAATTCCATACTCTATCCTTCTTTCAACCGATGTTTCATGGTTGCCTGGGGAATAGAAAGCAAGTACATCTTTGTATGGTGTAAGAAAATCTACAACATCATTAATCACCTCATCAATGTACTTTGATGAATTGTATTTGGGATTTAAATCAGCCTTGTTACTTCGTGGGTCGTACTTTCCTTGCATCAAATCCAATAAATCACCAAAGATAAATACTGGTGCATTGCGTTTAAGTGCTAAATCTAAGTGCTGCTTTAATTTGTCACGGTCACAATGGACAGAATCAAGGTGAACATCGGATATAAATAGCATCCATCTTTCTTTGCCGTAAACTTGGAAATCTTTAAATTCATGCGTGTTCGGAAATATCTTGTTAAGTTTCATGTTTGTTTATTTTAAAGGGGATAAGAATACATCTCATCCCCTCGGCACTAAGGTAGCGAAACTGTATGCGCCAATATTTTACTCCTTAATGGATGCAAATCTTTTTGCTAATTTAATTGTTAGGAAAACATGATCTAACACATCCTCAATTAGCAATTCAACAGCATCATTTTTTAAATCAAATCTGTTTTTTAATTCACTAATAAGTTGGTCTTGTTCTTCCTCAGTAAGGTCAGTAAGTTCTTGTTTTACCAATTCAATTCCGGCAAATGCTTTTGCAGCAGAAAAGATAACTGGAACAAAACGAGGCGAATCTGTAACGATAGAAAACTTTTTGTCCTCTAAAGATTTAATGATAGCATCAAGTAAATCGAAACCAAAATTTAAAACTTCTTTTGTTTCTTTCACTCCTAATACTTCGTTTGGCATATAAATTGATTTAATTGGTTATATAATTAACGTCTTAATAGTCTAATTATTACTGAACCTAAACTTGTACCAGTAATTTTTTCAGTATTTTCTGATATACTAATAAGTTCGGTTGTTGCAATAGCAAATGCTACCATATAGGTAATATTAAAAGGCAAATTAAAAGTTATTCTACTTCCTTCAAATATCATAATAGCTACAAAATAAACTACTATTTTTTGAGATGTACGAAATAAACCTGCACTACTTATTATTTCTTGTTTTTTCTTAGCAGCAATTAAACCAGTTACCGTGTCAGCAAAAACCGCAAAAACTGTAAACAACAGAAAACCCTTAATTGGTATTATAAATGATGCAACTAAACCACAACACATTGAAAATAATACTGTGTCAACACCATATTTAAAAATATTATATATAATTGATTTCATGGTTTCAGTTGCTTTAATTTTTTAATAATTAATTTATTATCAAGGTCTTTAAAAGCCTTTTCATTTGTTTTGTAAATTACAAATTTGTCTCCCGTGTTTGGATAATTTACAATTATTGCAAAAGTGTCGGCAATGGATATAAAAGGCTTATTAATACTTTCTCCAATTTTAATCCTTAACTCATTATTTTTATTCCAAAATATTTCCGCTCCAGCCAAAACCTTAACACCGTTTGCCGTGGCATTGTAATTGCCAATCCAGAATGAGGAATATAACTTGTTAAGATAATCAAAAGCACTTTCAACCTTGCCGTTAACCATGCTTTTATCCAGCTTGTATAAAGAATTTATAAACTTGTTTTTATTTTCGTACAAGTTAAAAGCATCTGTCATTTTTCTTGCCTCGTCTACAACATCGTTTAAAATGTAATAGTAAATGGCAGAAGAATCTTCAAATGATTTAATTTGAACATCTTCATTAGCGTATATCTTTTTGACATTCCATAAGGTATCTTCACCAAATGTCTTAAATATTATAACCGTATCTTGGCTAAATATTAAACTTGGCAATAAGCATAAAATGATTAATATTTTTTTCATTATTTTCTGTTTTAAAAATTTCTTGATATTACCCACCATTTAGAACCATCAGATTGGACTGTAATAGATTGTCCGTATTCTACTTGATTAATTTGTGTACTTGTTTTAATATAAGGTTTTCTTGTATCAAAGGTCATATCCCAATCATTATCACTAACATTAATTATATTAATAATTCTATTAGTATGATTACTTGGATTGTCTAAATATTCTAAAATTACTGAGCCTGTTCCTGAACCCGTATGCTCAAAAATATATGTAATAGTGGTAGCATCAATTGCATCAAAACTACCAACTGTAGAACCTGATTTTTTTTCAATTTGACCTTTTAAACCTCCATTTAAAATTAAAATATTGCTTAAAGTTTTTTCTCCAGCAATAGTTTCATTTCCCGTTAATCCAACTTTATTGTTAATACGATTACTTAAACTTGCAGTATCAGTTTTATTTAGTTTTAAATCAATTCTATTACTTAGACTTGTAGTATCTATTTGTGTTGCTGTTAAAACATCACTTGTCAAATTTAATCCTGAACCAACTGTAATATTACCAACACCATCACTTGAATTTTTACCAAGCAATTTGTTTGTTTGCGAATAAGAACCGCTTAAAATTAAATTAGAAGCCAAATTTACAAGGCTATTAAATGTTTTTGTTCCTGAAATAATATCATCTCCAGTTAATCCTACTTTGCCATTAATACGATTACTAAGGCTAACCGTGTCAAGATTTGTCATTACATTGTTACCACCTTCTGTTAAATTTCCACTTACATTAGCATCTCCAACAACATCAAGCGTCTTTGAAGGTGTAGCAGTACCAATGCCAACTCTATTTGTTGAGGCATCTACAAAAACCATGTTGGCATTTCCGTCGCTTTCAACTCGGAAGTCAGCATCATTTGAATCATCATTAAATACTGCTGATGATTTTGTAAAAAATGGTTGAAAAAAAATAGCTTCACCGTTACTATTTATCCTTTGAGCCTCCGTTACTTGATTTGATTTTCCAGAGCCTCCTGTAAAAAATGATAATGCGCCTAAATTATTTGATTCAGACCATCCTCCTATTCCACTTACTGAATTTCTTGATGAACCGTTTACAAAAGCTATTCCAGAAATTGAATTTATTGTATCAGAGTTATTATAAATTTCTTGACCTACAAAATTAAAATTCCAAAAAGTTGAATTATTATATTTGGTATTATTTTTACCTTCAATAGTTAAATTGATATTTGGGGATAATGTATTTATTCCTACACGACCTCCAGAATTATTTAAAATTAAAGGATATGAGGATACGCCACCCTGCAATACATTTATAACACCATAATTATTAGTTTCATTTAATCCTATTTCTAAAATTTTATTAATATTTGTATTTCCTTTTATCTTAAAAGAACCCGTTTCTGACCCGCTATATGTTCCGTTATTTATATTTAACCCCGTAAATGTTCCTGTTGTCCCATTTAACGCCCCAGTCAACGTTCCACCAGTCAAAGGCAAATAAGTTGAAGCTGCAACACCTGACCTTAAATAATTTGTAAGCATCGTAGCTGTGTCACTTACTAAAAGTGCGGCTGTTGTGTCTCGCCAAATACCTTCACTACTTTTATAATACAAACTTGCATTACTTGCAGGAGATGTAATTAGCACATCATGTAATTCATCTAACTCTAAACCATTTTTTATTTTAACGAATAATTCACCAGAACCAGCATTGCTTTTAACACAAACACCGATATAAACACCGTGATTAGGTGCTTGTGGCTTGGTTGATGTCAGTCCTCCTGCAACTGTTGGAGATAAGTAAACGGCAGAATCTTCTGTTAATCCTGATGTATTTATTCCGGTAATTAACCCTTCTGTAATTACATAGCCACTTGCATTATCCGCTATGCTTTCAGCCACTATACCAAATGTATTTGCCGATGTTGGATCGCTTGTTGCAAGTGCCTTGGCTGCCGTTATTCTGTTTCCCTGGCTACCTGACAAATAAACCGCAGTACCCT